ATCTTTGTCGTGCGCCAGTATCGTATCAGCCCGCAGGAACTACTGGACGGTGAGCGGGCGGGGCGCTACTTTGGGATCAGGGAGAACTTCCAGCAGATCCTCGACTACGCGCGGCGCGCCCCGGAACGAGAAGCGGAGGGCCAGGAAATCCGGGCGGAGGAGGATCTGGCGGAGGGGGTGAACTACGAGGGCGGGCTGGCGCGGCGCGATTCGCTGTTGTGCTACGAGTGGCACGGACGCTGGCGACTGCCGAAGGGTACGACCGATTCAGGTGAGGACGATCTGCGCCAAAGGGAGGAGCACGAGACCGAACTGGTGGTGCGATACCTGCCGGATCTCCACAAGGTAGTGGGTGTCCTCCGGCTGATCGACCTCTACCCGCGGATGCGCAATCGGCGCCCGTTCGTGGAGGCGTCGCTAGTGAAGGACGGGTCCTACTGGTCCCCCGGGTTTGGGGAACTGCTGGAGAGCATCCAGGATGAGGCCACCGCGAATCACCGACTGTTCACAAAGGCGGGCTGGTTCAGCGTGGGTCCGCTGGTGTTTTACCGGCCCGGCAGCGGGTTCGACCCGGAGACATTCAAGTACGAGCCGTTGAGCGCGGTGGCGAGCGAGAACCCCGGCGATGTCAACGTGGTGCGGATGTCCGCAGACCTCCAGTACCCCCTGGCGAAGGAACAGGGCCTCAAGGGTTACGCCGAGATGGTGACCGGAATCTCGGATCAGACGATGGGCCGGGCGATTGACCGCCCCAACGCGCCCCGTACCGCCTCTGGTCAACTCGCCCTGATCCAGCAGGGTAACATCCGGGCCAGCTTGGACACACTCAGTCTGCGAGAGGATTTCGGGGCCATCGCCTCCCACCTGTGGATGCTGGACACCCAGTTTGCCCCGGAGTCGCAGTTCTTCCGGGTGACGGAAGAGGACGCGCAGGGGCTATTCGAGACGGCGCGGGGCGGCTCGACGATTACCGGGCCGGAGCGCGGTGGCCGGTACGACTTCACCATCAAGTTCGCCACGTCGTACTGGAGCCGGGAGGCGGAGAAGGAGCGGGCGCTGACCCGCTACCAGCTTAACCTCGCCAATCCGCTCATCGTTACGAACCCGAAGGCGCTCTGGAAGGTGACCAACGACGTTCATAAGGCCCTCGGGGACGACAACTTCGCGCGGGTGGTGCCTGAGCCACCGGACCTCGATCTGCCCCGGCGCCCCGCAGAGGAGTGGAACCTGTGTCTCCAGGGCGAGGATTTCACTCCGAACCCGATGGACAACGACGACCTGCACCTGATGGACCACCAGCGGCGCGTTCGGGAGGCGCAGGGTGACCCGCAGGGCGACATGGACGCGGTGGCGCGCATGATCGTCCACATCGACGAGCAGGTGAAGCAGAAGCAACAGAAAATGCTCATGGCGGCGCTCACGCAGAGCCTCGCCAAGCAGATTTCCCAGCAGGCCGGCGCGATGCCAGGGGCGACAGTGGCCGCAAGTCCCATCCCTGCTGGTGCTGGCAGTCCCGGCGGTGGGGCAGAAGCGACCGGACCGGGACTGCCCAATCCACTGGAGGTGCCTGGTGCCTTGGCAACCCCGTGATGCGAAACGCCACACCAAAAAGGCCGACACGCCGAAGGAACAGCGGATGTGGTCGAAGATCGCCAACGACATGCTGGCCGGCGGCGCGTCTGAGGGTAAGGCTATCCGTGTCGCCAGTGGTGTGGTGAAGAAGAGAGGAAAGCGTTGAGCGGCGAAGCCGACAAGCAGCACGAGCGGGACGAGCTCGTTCGGTTGCTCGCCAGCGAGGGCTGGGATCTCGTGGTCGGCAGGATTCGACAGATGCGGGAACGCAAGTTTCGGGAACTTTTGGACAACATCACCCCGCAGGAGACAGACCGGGTCCGCGGATTCATTCAGGGCCTGGAGTGTTGCCTTCGCGTTCCGGCCATTCTACTCGACGAGCGCCCGCCCACGTCTACGGCGAAATGAGCCCGCCTCCCGTCATTTTGCTGGTCCGCTGCCACTACTGCTCGAAGCAACGCTGGCCCCACGAAATCATCAGGATGCCGAAGGGCCATCGGTGCTGTCTCCCGTGCTACGAGTGGCACCGGGCGGCCATCGACATGCTCAGCCGGGGCACCCCCCCGAAGGGGTGCCAGGAGTGCGGGGTGACGTTCAAGGCTCTGGAAGAACGCCCCGGAGATGGCAATACACGTATGATGCTTCACCAGAAGGACGGGATCTACCAGGTGCTCTGCCCGGCCTGTTCGGATCGGTACGTGGTGCAGCGGCGGGACTTGTACGGGCGAACGATTTACGGCCACACGAGGGGCCTACGGTGAGCGAGTACGCGAAAAAGGACGACGGCGAGGGCCTGGACGAGCTTCAGGGGCAGCCTGCCCCGGACGGTGACGTCGGCGAGGGCGAAGGCGGCGAGGGAGGCAAACCCGAGAAGAAGGCTGCAAAACCTTCCGACGAGGTGAAGCTGAGCAAGAAGGAGTACGAGGCGCTTCAGAAGCGGGTGGCGGAAGCGGACGAGACCGCGCGGTACTGGGCGGAGCGGGCGAAGCCACCCGAGAAAGCCGAGAAACCGGAGGACGAGGAGAAGGCGGCGGACGAACCCGAAGACGACGGGGATGTGGACAAGTTCGTAACCGACCTGACCAAGAGCGGCCTGAAGGCCTTGGTGAACCGGGGGGTGCTGACCAAGAAGGAAGCGACCGAAATCATCCAACGGGAGGCCCGGAAGGTCACCAAGGAGTTGGTGGCCGCCGAGGTCAAGCGGGTCAGCACGGACGCGGAGTTGGTTCGGCAGTTCCCGGACCTTCAGAACCGCGAGTCTGAGCACTTCAAGCGCACCAGCTCGATCTACCGGGAGATGGTCGAGCAGGACGAAACCCTGAAGCGGTCCCCGCAGGCGCTGTTCTTGGCGGCACGGGCAGCCAAGGCGGAACTGGCGGCAGAGAAGCCGAAGGGGGACAGCGGTCGGGATGCTCGGATCAGGGCGCAGGCGGGCGACCGGGGCGGCGGCAGATCCCACGAGGAAGGGGACGACGACACCTCGCTCGGCCCGGAGGCTCAAGCGGTGATTGCGGCGTTCAAGATCGACGAGAAGGGCTACCGTCGGCACATGGAGAGGAGTCGGTGATGGCGAAAGAGAAGATCACGGTGGCCGGCGGAGTCGGGGAGTCCGAGCCGTTTATCGCCCCTTCGGGGGCGTTCCCTGAGAACCCCACCCTCGACTGCCACGTGGCCGGGGTGCTGGTGCGTGAGTTACCGCAGACTGTTCAGGACAAGATCCTGTACGCTCAGACCGATGAGGGCCTGGCCGAATCAGACGAAGGCAAGGTGCCAGCCGGGACTGCGGCGCGGGTGACCGTCAGCCCGCTGGCCAAGGCCATCCAGGAGCGCAGGGATGACCAATTGGAGCGGGGCATGGAGCCGTGGGAGGCCCGGGACCCGCTGAAGGAAGTGGCCGACAAACATGTCGGCCCAGGGATGCGACCGAAGTTTCTGTCCGACTTCCGCAATCGGGAGAGCGGCACCAGGGGCTTCGAGGTCGTGAAGGACGGACGCGGCGATCCGGTGAGGTGCGGCACGCTTGTGCTCGGGCAGATGCCCGAGGAGCGCGCAAAGAAGCGCAACGAGTATTTCCGCAAACTGTCTTCGGACGCCGTGGCGCAGGTTGAGAAAGAGTTCAGAGAGACGCAGGACCGGGCCAGGCGTGAGGCGGGCGCCTAAGCTCTCCTCCATCGGCTCGTAGGCCCAGTAAGACCCGAGGGCCAATAGGTCGTCTCGAATCGAGGGTCGTAGCAACACGACCCGGCGCGCTGAGGCGCGTCGGATTCGGGAGGACCACATGCCTAACACGGACAACCCCCATGGCTTGAGATGCCTGGGGCGCAACGTGGTCGGCGGGTTCATCGAAGTCGAACTGATGCAGAAGGCGGCTGGTTCTGCCGCCGCTCTCTTCATCCAGGACGCGGTGGCCCGGCTGGACACGGGATACCTGGGCCGATCGGCGGACATCACTCCGGGAACCACGCTGTACGACGGCGTAAACCTGAGTTACGGCGCCGCATCGACCCCCACCGATCACCTTGTCATTGTTGACCCCTTCGCCTTGTTTGAGGCGCAGGACAACAACGACCTAGACGGGTTCGCGTTCGCGGACACGGGACTCAACTCCAATCTCCAACTCAACGCCGGCAGCGCGACTACGCTGCTGAGCGGGCACGAACTCCACGAGGGGACAGCCGCTGTCACCGCCACTCTGGACGTTCACCTGCACAAGAAGTTGGACGTGCCGGACAACGCATACGGCTCTTTCTGCCGGATGATCGTCACCTTCAACAAGCATCGGCGCACCACGGGCGTCGCGGGGGTCTGAGGAGGAACCACCATGCAGCTCACAACCACTTTTCCAGACTTCTACGGCACCACGATGCTCCCGGCCTTGAAAGAGGTCATGTTCCAGACGCAAAAGAAGAAGCCGCAACTGGTTCCGAAGCTCTTCCAGGTGGACACCACCACCAAGAGCATCGAGCAGTACAGCGGCATGAGCGGCCTGGGCCTCTTCAGCAGCATCAACGAGAGCGGAGCCATCAACATTGACCAAGCCGTGCAACTGTTCGACAAGACCTTCATCCCGGTGAAGTACGGGCTGGGCGTCGGCACCAGTCACATGATGGTGCTGAACGACAAGTTCGGCCTGGTCCGTCGGCTGCACCAGTGCCTCGCGGAATCGGAGATCGAGACCCGCGAGATCCAAGGGGCGGCCATCTTCAACGGGGGTTTCGCTGACACCGGCCCGGACGGGGTTTCCCTGCTCTCGGCCAGTCACCCGCTGCCGAAGTCGGGCGGAACGCAGGCTAACCTGCTGACCGTCGCGGCGGACCTGGATGTGACCTCGCTGGAGTTGGGCCTCACGCAATGGGAGACCATGGTGAAGGCGAATGGCATCCAGATGTCCCTGCCGACGCCTTCGGTTCTGGCTGCTCCGGCGAACCGCTGGAACGCCCACGAGATCCTGAAGGGTCAGTGGCGCAGCGACACGGCGAACCGCACCATCAACGCCTTCCAGTACGGCGAGCACGGGGCGGTCGATCAGGTCATCATCTGGCCGAAGTTGACCGACACGGACGCTTGGTTCCTGGTGGCTCCGCCCGACCAGACGGGGCTGCTGTGGCTGTGGCGGCTGAAGCCGTACAGCGAGAAGGACTACGACGCCAAGACCGAGACGGCGTATCTGTACCGGCGCTACGTGGCGACGGTCGGCTACTACGACTGGGTTGGGGTGTTCGGGTCGCCGGGGGCGTGACTTCCGCCCGGATGGGCAACGGATAGGGGCGGGGCGGGTGCTCCGCCCCTGACGCCCAAGGGAGACCAACATGGCAAAGCGACCAACCAAATTCGACAACGTGACCATCGCGGGCACGGTGGCGCTGGCGGCTGCCGGGTTCACCATGTCTGCCATCGCCAGGACCGCGACGGCGGACGGAAGCGGAACCGGAACCATCGCCAGCGGACCCACGCTCCAGTTCATCGCGGTGACGGCCGGGGCGGACGCGAACTGCATCATCGTGCTGCCGGCGCCAACGCCGGGCAGCGTCGTCATGCTCCACGTGGGAGCGACCGGCTACGAGCTTCGTTCCAGTGACCCGGCAACCATCGCCATCAACGGTGGGACCGGGGCTGGGGCGGAGTCTGCCATCGGAGCCAACACCACCGTGCTGATGATCTGCGCTTCGGCAACTTCCTGGAAGGGCCTTCAGATGGGCGCTTCCGGGACCTTGGCGCAGGTTGAGGCGGCGGCCTGAGTATCCACCGGGGGCGGTCTCTCGGGGCCGCCCCTGAGGTTCAAAGGAGAAGACGATGAGCGCCTACACACGCGCGATCACTGCGACCATCGCCATCAACACCAGCCTGAGTGCGGCGGTCTTCATCGGGGGCGAGTTCAGTCTGGTGGGTATTCTCTACCCCGCCGCCTGGACAGCCGCCGGGCTGTCCTTCCAGGTCAGCTTCGATGGCGTCACCTACCACGTACTCCGCGATGACGCGGGCACGGAAATCACCAAGGGCGTCACGGCGGGGCAGTTCCGATACCTGGACCCGACCGAATTCATGAGCGCCATCTACCTGAAGCTCCAGAGCGGGACCAGTGGAACGCCGGTGAATCAACTGGCGGCGCGGACCCTGACCCTCTACACCCGGAGGTACGCAGCGCGATGAAACGCCTCATCTTGTTTCTCTTGGTGGCTGGCCTCGGTTGGGCCCAGCCGCCATCCACGAACGCGCGGCGGCTTCAGGGCCGACCGATTTGTAGCACGGCGCCCAGTGACGGGAACGCCCTGGCTTGGAGTACCGCGAACACCTGCTGGCAACCCGGGACGAGCGGGGGCGGGGCCGACGCCGTGGGGGGAGCCTCCACGTTGACCGCGGCCTCCGTCATCCCCAGCGTGTCGGCGGCGGGCACGCTGGGGCCATCGAAGCTCTCTTGCACCGGGTCGCCGGTCACGTGCCTGCTCTACGACGATACGGCGGTTACGGGGGCGAGCACGCTGGTGGTGCGGGCGGGAGCGGCCCAGTCCATGACCGCTCCGCTCGGTTCGGAGTTGGTCGCCAATGGCGGCTTCATCACTGATCTCTCTGGCTGGACTATCAGCGGTACAGGCACCGGCTGGACCTGGAACGCTGGGACCGCATTGCACGCCGCAGGCAACACTGAAACGCTGTCGCAGAACATCACGGTGGCAAACGGAACGACGTATCAAGTGGAGTTTACCCTCAGCGGAATAACGGCGGGCGGCGTCACAGTCAGCATTGGCGCGGTGACACTGGTTTGTTACCCGTGGGATATAAGTTTCAGCAACAATGGAACCTGGCAGCGCACTCTGGTTGCCAGTGGCAGTGGGGCGCAGGCGCTTACGTTCACGCCTACCAACGCTTTTGACGGCGCATTGGACAACGTGACCGTGAAGGCCATTACGGGAAGCATCCCGAGTCTTGTTCAATGGGTTGATAATGCCGGAACGGTGATACTGGAAGCGCGCGGCAATCAGGCGTTGCGAAACACGAGTATGGGCCTGAACGCTCTCGGGCGCAACACCACCGGCTCCTACAACTCAGCCCAGGGGGTTAGTGCCCTTTTCAGCAACACCACCGGCTACTACAACTCAGCCCAGGGGGTTCAGACCCTCTACTACAACACCACCGGCTCCAACAACTCAGCCCAGGGGGTTAGTGCCCTCTACTACAACACCACCGGCTACTACCTGAGTGCGCTAGGTGTAGACGCTGGTGTTTACATTGCCGACGGCGCTTCGCCCAACCAGACCAGCAATACCAGCATCTACCTAGGGGCGCAAACCAAGGCCTTCGCCAGCGGCGACAGCAATGAAATCGTGATCGGTTACAACGCGACAGGCGCAGGGACAAACACCGCCACGCTCGGGAACACGAGCATTAGTCAGACGAAACTGCGCGGTAGAGTCTTCGTGGGGAGCGAGACAGCGCAGGATGCCGCGCTTTCCCGCACGTCCATTGGCCTCATCGAGGTCAACTCAGGTACAACAGGCAAGTGGGCCGGGTTTCAAGCTGGGTCCGTCACCCTGCAATCCCTCACCACGCCTGTCGGCCAAACCGTGACTCCAACTTGCGGGTCAGGTTGTACGCAGACCTGGGGCTACAAGGTTGCTGCCAGAGATGGGAGCGGCAAAACTACGGCGGTCACGGGGGAGTTCACGACCGTCCTTCAAAACGCAACACTGGATGCCACGAACTACAACACCCTCACCTGCACTGCGGTACCCGGCGCGACCACTTACGCCTTCTACCGCACGACTTCTGGCGGCACCCCTGCGACGCTGGGGCTGATCGGCACGGCGGCGACGTGCAGTTTGGTGGATAACGGGCTGGTGGGGGACGGAAGCACGCCGCCGATTCTCAATTACACGGGGGCGGTGATCGTTCCTACTCTGACACCTGCGGCGGCCAGTGATCCATGCGATGCCGGGCGGATGACGTGGGATGCCTCTTACGTCTACGTCTGCACAGCGTCAGGCGCGTGGAAACGTGCCGCCATCGCAGCTTGGTAGAGAGGTAAGCTATGAAAACCATCATCCTTTTGCTGTGCGCGGCCCTCGCGTTGAGCGCCGCCGAGATCCAAGTGATTGTCCGCAATGACGCCGGTGCCACCGTCACCAGTGTCACACTCAAGACCACCGACGAGGTGTTTGTGAAGCTCAACCAGTGGCGACTGGCGCAAATCGTGTCCTGCACTCCTGCGGTGAAGCCGGGCGACCCCTGTACGCCGGTCCTGAAGTTTCCCACCGTGGGCGACTTCCTGCGCTGGATCGTGCGTGAGGCGTTCATGAATATCCTACGCTCCCACCCGCCCGATAGCGTGGTGGCGCAAGAGGCCATCGCCAACACCGCGACGGTGAAGGCGGCCAAGTTGCGGGAGGCGGCCATACAATGAGGCGACTCGCGCGCGCCCTTCGCTGGCCCGTCGCCTTCCTGCTGGCGCTCGCCCTGACGTTCAGTGTGGCATCAGCATGGGGACAGGAGAAGCCGTCCGAAGGGCCGAAGGTGAAAGCCCTGCCCGTGGCCGCTGAGTTCCTGCTGGAGCAGGCGCTCCTCGAACAACAGGCCGAGAACCTGCGGCTGCGCGTCTGTTCTGACGCTGGTATCAACTGGCGGAGGTGCGAGGTGCGGTGGCGGGAGCGTGTCGTGGTGGACACCTCAACGCTGCCGAAGGGGACCCCCAAGGAAGACTAGTCCATGACCTACGGACAGATTCGCTACGAGTTGACCAAGGCCATGCCGGGGGTGGACCTCGCCCTGCTGGATGGCTGGCTCTACGACCGCTATCAGGCCATCCTCGATGCGTTGTCTTGGCAGCGTCGGGAGGTGGAATCCATCCTCCAGAGTACGGCGAAGTACAACGCGGGAACGGTGGCGGTCACCAACGGAAGCACGGGGGTCACCGGGACGGGCACCACCTGGACGACGGGCATGACTGGGCGGCGGTTCCGGGTGGCGGGGCGGTACGAATACTACGAGTTCACGCGCACAGGGAACACCACTGGCACGCTCGACCGGGCCTATGAGGGGGGGACAAACGCGGCAGCGGGCTACACCATCTTCCAGAACGTCTACCTGCTGCCTTCTGATGTGGTCACGGTGAAGGATCTGCGGGCCATCGCCACGCCGGGCCTACTGACGCGCGTTTCACTCGCGCACCTGAACGAGATCAGCCCGAGCCGGGAAACCTTCGGCGACCCGGTGTACTGGGCGCTGTTCATGGATGACGCCTCTGACCCGCCGCGAGCGCAGATCGAGCTCTACCCCATCCCGGAGTACAGCCGGGGATACCCGCTGGTGTATGTGGCGGATGTTACGCCGCCGTCAACAACGTCGGCGTCCATCCTGCCCTGGATGCGACCAGCCGCCTTGAAGTACGGGGCGAAGGCCGATGAGCGGGCGCTGGCGGGGGACTTCGACGGGGCGCAATGGTATGAGAACAGGTTCAAGGAAGCCCTGGCGGAGATGATGGGCGTCGAGACGCGCCGGCGCGGCGCCACCCCGCTACGGGTGGCGGACTGGATGACGCGGCATCAGACTAGGCGGTGGAACAGATGACCTCGGGCGAAATCATGGAGCGGGCGCTGCGGCGCGTCGGGGAAGACCCGGCGGCCCCGGTGTACTACAAGTCCAGCGAAGCTCTGGATGCGGTCAATGAGGGGCAACGCCTGTTCTGCCTGTTGACCTGGTGCCTGGAGACCACCGGGACGCTGAACCTGGACGCGGCGACCAGCTTCTACCACCTGCTCAGCACGTTCAGTGACCTGCTGGCGGTGTTGCGTGTGCGGGTGAACAACACCGGGGCGCGGGTGGGTCCGGGGCGGCTGGAGGACTTCGACGCGCGCAACTCGGCCTGGCAGAGCGCGGCGGGTGACCCGACGGACTACCAAGTGCTCGGGCTGGACCTTCTGGCGGTGACGCCCAGGCCGGCGGAGGGTGGGCGCAGTTTGGAGGTCACCTATGCCCGGACACCAACACGGATGACAGGGACTTCCGCGACCCCGGAAATCCCGGTCGAGTTTCACCCTGCCCTTGTGGATTACGCGGTTTACAGGCTGCGTGCCAAAGAGGGCGGCCAGGAGTTCGCCAAGGTGCTGCCGCTCTTTGTCAATTTCCTGGATGTGGCGCGGAAGTTTGCGGGCTACGTGCGGACGCGGATGGCGGCGGCAGGGTACGACCGGGTGCCACCGGAATTGAGGGGGGGGAAGTAACATGGCGGACAACTTGGCCTACACACCCGGAGTCGGGGCGACCGTCGGCACGGACGACGTGGCGGGCGTGCATTTTCAGAAGATCAAGCTCGACCTCGGCGGGGACGGGGTGAGCGTTCCGGCCACGGGAGACGCCGCGAACGGCATGGATGTGGACGTGACCCGTGTTCAGGGCAGCGTCACCGTGGTAGACGGCGGAGGAAGCGTCACGGTGGACGACGGCGCAACGACCCTGAGTGTGGACGACGGGGGCGGGGCGCTCACCGTGGACTCGGCACAGTTGCCAGCGGCCCTGACGGGTTCGGGAAACCTGAAGGTCCACATCGCGGAAACTCCAACAGCTACGCCGGTGACGGACAACGCCGGGAGCCTGACCGTGGACTCGGGGCAGCTTCCAGCGGCGCTGACGGGCGCGGGGAGTCTCAAGGTTCACATCGCGGAGACGGCGACGGCCGTCCCGGTGACGGACAACGCCGGGAGCCTGACCGTGGATGACGGCGCAACCACGCTGAGCGTGGACGATGGCGGGGGCGCTCTGACGGTGGACGGCACAGTGACCGCAAACCAGGGGACGCCGGCGGCGGCGGCGAACGCTTGGCCCGCGAAGATCAGCGATGGCGCGGACACGGTGGGTATCTCGACCGTGGGCGCGGTGAAGGCGCTGAAGGTAGACGTGGTGCAGTCGGTGGGGGCCGGCGCCCAGGTGGACAAGACCGCCTTCACGGAAGGCAGTGGCCTACTCGACGTGGCCGGCGGGGTCTTCAATGACACCATCGCCAGCGACCCCACAGAGGACCAGGCGGCGGCGTGCCGCATCACGGCGAAGCGCGGCCTGCACGTAAACCTGCGGACGGCGGCGGGCGTGGAGATCGGCACGGCAGGTTCGGCTGTCCGGGTGGACCCTGTTGGTACGACCACTCAGCCGGTGAGTGACGCCGGCGGCAGCCTCACGGTGGATATGTCGGCGACCACCTGCGCGGGAGCCACCGCCAAGACAGCGGACTACGACACCGGGGCCGGGACCGACACCGTACAGATGATGGGGTTGGCCCTGCCCAAGAGCGGCGGGGCGGTGCCAGGCGGCACGTCTACGGACCCGCTGCGAACCGACCCCACGGGGGCCACGACGCAGCCGGTGAGCGGAACCGTTACCTCCAACCAGGGCACGGCGAACGCAACGCCTTGGAACGAGAACCTGAAGCAGATCGGCGGCAACGCAGTGGTGGAAGCAGCGGCTGGCGTCCAGAAAGTCGGGATTTCGGATGCGACCGGCGTGGCCTTCAGCGATGCGAACCCCGCGCCCGTGCAGGTGGCGAACGCCCGAACGCCGAAACGCAACTACGCCAGTGCCACAGCGGGCCAGTCAAACATCGCCCTGTGGACTCCGGCGGCGGGCAAGAAATACGTCATCCAGTCGATCATTCTGTCGGTGACTGGGAGTGGCGACCTGTTCATCTTCAACAACACCGCGGCTGCCGCCAACTACGTTCTGGTGGCTGGCGTTGTAAGCGGCGGCAACCCCGTTCAAATCAACTTCCCCAACGGGCACCCCTGCGACGCGGCGAACGACATCCTGCGGTACACGACGGGGGCCGGGACCACGGCTGTCTACATCACGGTGTTTGGCTTTGAGGTCTGACCGTGATGGCCCGGCGGCGACTGATTCTGCTCCCCAACCTGCTCGCCACGGGCATCTCTGGTTCCAGGTTTGACTGGCTGGCGATCACCCTAAACAAGTTCGCCAATCGGTACAACACCTTCATCGAGAAGTTGCGGGGGGGCGTGTTTGACCTGCGCGACGCGAAGGCGCTCTCCCAGTTGTGGCGCGAGGTCGAAAGCTGCGGGGAGTGGCCGAAGCCGGAGGAGTGCTGATGCTGCTCCTCT